CACTGCTGGCAGAAGTACCAGCTGTTGTGCAGCGAAACCACAGGCCACTATTTTGGCTTGTGGTGGCCCTGCGTATATCACCAACAGAGAAGGCGGTGCTGGCTGCCCAAGCTGCAACTGCTGCCATTACGGTTCAAAAACTTGGCGGAACGTTGCGTTGATTGTGGCGCGGTTTAGGTATGGGATCGATTTGCTCCAGCTTTCACAAACAAACTTCGATGCGCTGCCCTCCCCTGGCGGGGTGAAATCAAATGATGCTGAATCATCAGCACGGGCATCAAGGAAAGTTTCAATCGTATCTGAATCAGTTTCAGAGACCTCAAAGGTCAGCTGATAAACCTTCGGGTTTTGATTGAGCCCATACTTAAGCCTTGCTTCGTAGCCATCTCCAAAACGAACACCTCTTGTCGCAGGGCGGCTGCGTTTCTGGATGCCGTATGTGGGCGTGATTGAAGGGAAAGTAGCCATCAGACAGAAGCAAGAAGACCGCCAGGCCGTTTCTGTTTCAGCAGTTCCTGTTGTACTGCCAACCCGATCGCCTTGCCAAGTTGAGCACCCTGCCCGCTGCTGGCATCAGCTGAGGTTTCAGAAGCATCAACATTGACGGTGATTGTTGTGCCGCCCATGCCGACACCGTTTGGCAAGATCGTTCCAGCACGATCAGGGACAAACAACTCTGGGCCACGCTCACCGACGACTGAAGGACGGCCAACAGCGGGGCGGCCACCATTTGCAAAGCCAGGGAGGGCAGAAAACAAGCTGCTGCCAGGGAAAGCAGACTGGAGCAGAGTGTTGACGCCCAGCTGCAACAGCTGACGACCGACGTTGTTAAGCACGCCGGACAGAGCCTCTGTGGCGCTCTTGGCTTGCATCAGTCCATCGACAATGCCAGTGCTGATTGTCTGACCGATGCCACCGAACAGTTGGTTTAGGCGTTGCGCTTCTGCCTGCTGGGTCTTTAACGCTGCCTCGGCTGCGTCGTTGGCCTCTTTTTCTTTTTGCTTGCGGTCTTCGTTTGCCTTGATGATTGCCCTCGTAGCGTCTTCTTGCTCATACAGATTCGTCAGAGCCTCCAACTGATCTTTGAGCTGATCTTTGTTCAATCCATCTTTGTTCTGCAACAAGTCTGCGATCTCAATCTGACGTTCAAACTGCCTGCGCTCTTCATCGTTCAACGCAGAGGCAAGCAATGTCTGTTGCTCTAACGAGCGCACACGATCGGCAGACGCCGCTGCAATTTGCGCTAAGCGCTTCAGTTCTTCATCGTCAATAACAGTATCGCCGCCGCCTGGCTTTGTTTTTGGTTTTGGCTTCTCGGCGCGTTTCTTGACCAGTGCCGCCTCAAGATCTGAGACCTCTCCTCTAAGTCTGTTGAGCCTTGATGTGTCAGCGGCGCGACCTTCACCACGACCTTGCAGCATCATGCGCTCTTGCAATGCCAGATTGCTCTTCTTGGTCGCAAGCGCGTTTTCCAGCATCTCTACGGTGCCGTCTTTCAACAGGTCGTTGAAATCTTTCTGCCCGTTGATCGCCTGATTTAACGCGTCAGCAATGCCGACAATGCCACCCGCTACAGCAAGAATTGGCAAACCAACCATCAGGGCTTTGCCGATGCCAAGAGCCACGTTCAACGCGCCTTGCGCTGCCGCAGCTATGTAGATCTTCGCGCCGAACGCCTTAAACATGGCGATCTGCGCTCCAATGACACCAGCCAGCTTCGTAGCGATAAACGCATCAACGGCTTTTTTAAGAGCAATAACTCCAGTTGTAATCAAGCCAATCTGCAAAGCAGCTCGACCTGCTGGTGCTGGAATCTTGCTTATCTGTTCAAATACTCCAGCAAGAGCTGTCGCGGCAGCCGTAGCCGCTGGCTCTAGGCCCTTGCCAAGCGCCTCAGCAGCGTCACCAGCATTCTCACTAAGCAGATCGAGTGCGCCAGCGAAGCCCTTGCCAGCAGCCGTCGCTGCGTCTTCATACTGCCCCTTGATCGTCTCAAGGACCAAAGCCTGAGCGTCTAGCAACTTGCCAGAGTCAACCAACTTTTTGATGGTCTCCGTCTGCGCCTCGTTAAACGTGATGCCTGAACGGCTTAGCGCAGTTAGGCCACGTTTTGGATCCTCAAGTGCCTTGGCGAGCTGAACAGTTGCGCTCTTGACATCAGATCCCATGACCTGAGCGATGTCAGCAGCAACCTCTGAAACCTCTGTAAACGACTCAACCGCGATTGCACGGAAGGACGACAAGATATTGAACGACTGAATGAAGTCGTCCTGAGAGAACAGCGTTGCGTCACCAAGCCTGTCGGCTGCTGCCCTCAACTCGTCAAGCTGCTTAGAACCGCCAGCGCCGATGCGCTCTAGCTGTGCAGCCAAAACCTTCAGGTCAGCCTGGCGCTTGCCAAAAGTGTTGAGAGAACGATTAGCAAGCGTCAGCGCGCCAGTCAGCGCCACCATCGGGCCGACAACACTACGGAAGCTAATTCCAAACCGCTGGATATTTGCTGTCGCTGTTCCTGCTCGCTTGCTCGTCCTATTGAGCGTTTGGTTTAGCTGCTTGCTCGCATTATTTGTCTGATTTAGCGCGCTGACTGCATCGCGCGCGTCTACCCTGAGCCTGACGTTGGATTCAGCCACGACAACTCAACGGCAATAGTCGAAGTCTACCGCCGTTGACGTTTCGCGCGCTCCATTGCCTTCTCCTCATTCGCTGCCTTCACCTCGTAGAACGCAGCAAAGTGGACAAGCTCCGCATCAGTCAATTCCGTGCGAAGCCTGCTCACTGTCATCCCTAATTCGCAGGCCAGGAAGAACTCAAAGTAAGTCCAGCTGTCCTGCTTCAGTCGTTTTTTGCGTCATCGAGATCAGCGTCTTCGCCAAGGCCAAACAAGAACAACTCGATCTCATTCAGCACATTTTCAGGCAACTGTCGTTGAAGCTTGGCAGCATCAGCAGCAGCAAACGCCTTGGTGCCATCTTCAAGCTCAGCCATTTGGCAAAGCATGTTGGTGCTGATGTCTAACGCCTCATCAGTGCCAGCCAGCTGCTGTGCTTTCTTGCGGTCCGCGCGGGTGATGGGCTTGAAGTACAGATCGACGATCTTTTTGCCGTCTGCGTTCTTCATTTCAAACTTGCGACGCTGGTTGAGGTCAAACGCCCCAACCAGCAGATCGACAGTTCGAGATTGAGCAGGCATTTAAGCGACACATTTATCGCTCAAACTATAGCCTCATCACTGAAGGTTGCCGGTGATGGTACCGCTGGTGATGAAGTTGCAGGTGACAATATCAATCTCACCGACGGTAGAAGTGATCTCCATGTCGGTGATGATTCCAGCGAAACTCACAGAATCAGTGCCAGCAGATGTGCCGGTGGTGAACAGTTCAAACGTGGCGTCCGCAGGATCTGCAGTCGTCAGAACGTCTTCGAGAAAAGCAGCTTGGCCGGTGGCGTCAGGGTCATAGACCAGCTCGACAGTGCCTGATCCGCTGATCATGCTGCCGACGAAACTACGAAAGGTGTCCCCGTGCTTCGTGGTGTCAAGAGTTTCCTTGGTGGTTGTAAGGCTCCAGCTGCGTGTGCCAACGATGGTGGCATTGCTTGAGCCAGCGGCGTCAAATTGGACTGCGCCTTGTTCTCCGCGAAGGACGGCCATGGTCAGAGTTCCTCGATAAATTCAAAGGTCACACGGACCTGTGTTTGGAAATAACCCTCGGGACTTGGCGAAGCCGAAACCTCTGGGCCGGAGGGAGCGTCGAAGAAGACCCCCGACACGATAACTGAATTATACAAATCTCGAATCCGTTTTCCAATCACAAGGTTGGCCCCTGGGCCTACGCCCTTGCCGGAAAAAATGTTCATAACAACCAAGCCAACAATCCGATTTCTAGAGCTTGTGGCTAGCCCGTGCCCTAGATATTCACCCGCCCCAAACGTTGTTAAGCACTGCACCCATGAGCTGTTCGGCGTCGGCTCATACGCCATGTTGTGAAACACGACGGGGATGGCCGGACTGCTGGCAAGCTCAGTTGCGAGCCTGCCTTCAATCGTTGCTCTGATGGAGTTGAGGTCAGCAGCAGCCATCAGTTACGCCTCCTAAAAGCTGCAATAAATTTAGGCACCCTTGTCGTTGCGATCTCTTTGCCGATCAGGTCAGGAAATCCGGGAACTGTTCCTTGGCGTGTTCGATATTCGTTGTTCCAGCTCGGCGGCAAATTTTTGCCGTACAACACCGGCTCTGCATACTCCATATTGTTGATGATCTCGGCCTCAAACTTGCCAATCTGGGTTTGCCAAGCATTTCGCAAGTCCCCACCTCCCCTGTAAGAAGGGGGGTCAGAAGACAAAACGACACGAACGGGTGTTTTCTCTTTGACTTTTTGCGTCCACTCAAGTGCCGTCAGCCTTACAACTGTTTGAATCTCTTCCTCCATCAAGTCAGCAATTTCTGTGATCTTGATTTTGCGTGCCATCGTTACGCCCTCAGGATCAGCTCAAAAGTGATCGCAGTGTTGTCCTGCTCCGTCGTCTCGACACGGATGATCTGATGAACAACGCTGCTAATGACGACGCGATCCTTAGTCTCAGGCGCAGTTGTGAGGTCATCAGCCGCAACCGTGAGACGCTTGTCACCAGCTTGCACCAGTTCGTTGACCTCGCGCAGGTTTACATCTTCAAGGATGCCCTTGATCGTCGTGTCGCTTTCAGTTTCTGCAATCGTGCCGTCTGAAGTGTCGTAAGCGCCCGCCGTAACGATACGCACCGTGACATCACCACCAAACTTGGCGATGACCTTGCTGGACACTTTTTTTAAGGAGTCAACAAGGGCCATCAGAGGCGATAGGCAAGGCAGGCACCGCTGGTCAGCGTGATGCTTGTGATGATTCCGCAGAGATAGGTGTCAGCCACAAAGGTCTCACCAGCAAGGGTGTTGCCGGTTGCGTTCTGCACAGTGATCGCATCAATCACCGTGTCTTCTTTGAAGTAGATCATGCTGAACCTGCCGGTGTGAGCAGCAGTGTCAGAAACAAACTCGAAGCCGCCTGAAGTGTCTGGATACATGGTCAGCTCCGTTTGATAGCGATGTTGCCTGGTCCGCTAATTCTAAGACCCGTTAGGTATCGTTCAAAAATTGGCGGCACCCTGTCAGCGCCCACGGCTCCTGTCTTGTCTGGCGTTACATTCAAACTGCCGATCTGAACGTTTTTGAAATCTTCAAGGCCGCTCAGTCCAATGCCGTCTTTGTTGTTGTTGAGGTAGACAGCAAGGACAACTTGAGCCTTTCTTACCTGCTCCGGAACTTCTTCATCAGTGAAGTAATCCTCAGAGATGCGGAAGGGAAAGCCTGTCGCGTAATTATTGACATATGTATCGGGCTTTCGCACGCCAGTACGCGGCCATTGCAGTGCTTGAGTATCGGTTGCCCTAGCCCCTAGAAACCGCTCACGGTCAATCCGTTGGGTGGCGGTATAAAGGGCGCGATTCTTTTGGTCGTCAGTGGCTGAACCCCACGCGGTTACATCTGCGTCCTCGACGAAGCCATCAACAATGAAATTTGCATCAGCGAGCGTGATGTAGCTGTTCGCGCTCGCGCTTCCGGCTGTCGCCGTGATTGTCACCGCCATCAGCTTTCACTCGCCTCCGTTTTTTTGGTGCCTTGGTTTCGGCTGGCTTGGGAGTAGAGGCCACCGCTTTCGCAGCAGCCTCACGCTCCTTTGCTCGCCTAAAAGCGAACAGACCCATCAGGAGCTTGCGCCCTTCAGAGCCACAAAGCTCAGCACAATGGCTTCGCTAGCGGTCGAACCAACGTTCGCCACAGTGATCTTGAACGAACCAGCAGCGATGCTGTTGGCTTGAACCAGATAGCTGCCAGCAGTACCGGCAGAGCTGTGGTTGACCACCACCACGTCAGTGGCAGCGATCTTGTCGTTGTTGACCTGGAAGGTCACCTCAGCAGCGCCAGCAAGCTCAGCGCCGTTCATGGTGATCTGACCGGACTCTGTGTTGAGAGTCACGGCAGTTGCCTTGTTGGTGGCCTGGGTCACAGTGCCACCGCCGGTCGGGCCAATCAGAGAGCCCGCTGTTGCCTCAAAAATGGATGCCATGGTTAGTTACCTCCTCAATCCAGTGCGCTGGTGGTGGTAATCCGCACGATGCCAATGTTGTTGGTCTCGTACACCTTGGTCCAGTTACCCACGGTTTCCAGTTGTGCCCGCGTGGGGTTGGAAACGGAAGTGGAGAACGAAGCACCAATCGGGTGGTACACGTAGTGCAGATCGACCGACATTGCATCGCTCTTGGCGAGAATGTCACGGTCTTGCTCGAAGTTTGCTCCCAGCTGCGTGCCGGTGCCAACGGCTCCCTGCGTGAACATATAGGAAACGTATTCGGTGGAAGCACCGGAGCCAGCAGTCTGCAGATCAGCAGACAC